TATCAAAATGTTGCCTCCATGAAGATCGTGGTGTCTGAATTTTGGATATTTTCTATGGATCCTGTAGAGATTGTAAATAATTTGAACTATAAGAGACTTTTGTTGTTCTAATGTTGGGTTGGTCTTCCACCATTTTCTTAATTCTACACCATCGATGTATTCCATATAGATGATGACTTTATCACTGCATGTCTTGTATATGTAATTTTCTGGAACACCGAAGCCCTTCAACTTTTTCGCAATTGTGTATTCCATTCGAGCTGGATTTTGTTTGATATAGTTCCGCAATTCAGCTAGGGTTACATTATTTCCGGGTAACTTAACTTCCTTGTAGGCTACATATCTCTTACCATCCCCATTCACGTTCCCCTTGAATACATTTCCATACTCCCCAGATCCAACTTTCTTTGTTGAAGGTAAATACGCTTGGGGTGAACACCCCTTTTTCCCTCTAAGAATCTTCTTGAGATTCTCCTCTATGTTGGACATTCTTACTTATTCGTAAGAAGTTTTTTTCTTCTTACCAATAGGGGCTGATTTTTTTTTGTATTTTTTTAGGATCTTAGACATCAACCTCCTCATCAACCTCTTCGTCAACCTCCCCATCCTCTTCAGGTTCTGGGAGGTCGAGGCCTTGGAAGGCGAAAGATGGAAGCTTGGTAGATTGCTCAAGGAGACATTGTTGGAGCCTCATAGTCACACCGAACTTGTTGTCGATGAACCAGATGCTGCTGAGGTCGACGATACACATCACCTTCTGTCCCTTCTCGATGGAATCAACTGGGGTAGACTCGCGTTGCATATTGTAAGCCTCTGGAACAAACGTTCCATCTGGCTTTGTGAGAATCTTGAGCTTCATGGTAGACGGGTACTGCTCCTTACCAGGGCGAACCATTGGCTTGTAGAGAGCTTCCTTAAGGACTGCGACGTTGAACTCCTTACCAAGCCACTCCTTAGAGTTCTTGGCGACGGTGTTGACGATGATTTCATCAAGTTCCTTCAGCTTGCTGTGGACGAGCATGGCATCCTCGTTGTCAGGGTCAAATGAAAGATCCAGGGAATATGTAGTGCGTCCAGTCCCCTCATCAGTAAAGGTGCTGAGACCGAAGGGGGAACGCATGAATGGGAACTGAATGTAATTTTTCTTGTTGTCGCCTGAATTAATGTAGACGGTTTTACCGCCATTCTTATTCTTACGAAGAGTGGAAAATCCCACAGAGGCGGGGGAGAACTTTGAGATTTCTTTGATAGCGAGCGACATTGTTTGGTGGTTATATATATACTAGGTGGCTGAACTTTAAGTAAGTTTTTTTTGTAAACATATATCAAAAGTATAATGGGTATGTTTAAAGATTGTGGTTGCGGATGTAACGGTCGAAAACAGCAGGACAAATTCTTGACTTCTGTAATTTCGGGTCTTACCTTCTTTATAGTCGCAAATCCCGAGACATTTCGTCTCGTTAGACGAATTTTAGGTCCCAGTATCGCAACACCAAATGGTTGCCCTTCTAATTTTGGTTTGGTTGTTCACGCGATCGTTTTCACTCTCATTGTTTGGGGTATGATGAATGTGAAAAAGGAGGGTGGTAAGAAGGGTTGTGGGTGTAAGGGTAAAAGGAAGGGTAATAAGGTTGTCGCGAGTGCACCACCTGATATGGTCGATGCCCCTAACCCTAAACCCGATTTTGGGGAACCCCAAATCAATTTTCACGAGACGGGTCGGGTTTTGGAACCCATGAATGAAATGAATGAAGATCCACTATTTAATTAGAACTCTTCATCAAACCCAATATCATCGGAGGTGTCATCCATCTTCCCATAGTCACCCACCCTCTTTTCAAAAAAATTGGTCTTCCCATCTAGGCTAATATTTTCCATAAAATCAAATGGATTCTTAGAACCCCAAATTGTGGGTTGTCCAACCTGTTTGAGAAGACGGTCAGATACATACTCTATATATTCAGACATTTTGTCCGAGTTCATCCCTATAAGGTTACAGGGAAGTGCATCTAAAATGAACCCCTTTTCAATCTCCACAGCTTCCCTAACTATGGTGTGAATCGTCTCTGTGGAAGGTTTGTTACGTAGGAGTTTGAATAGTTCGACTGCAAATTCCTGGTGAAGACCTTCGTCCCTAGAAATAAGTTCATTCGAGAAGCATAGCCCGGGCATCAGGCCCCGCTTCTTGAGCCAGTATATCGCACAGAAACTTCCAGAGAAGAAGATTCCCTCTACACATGCAAACGCGAAGAGACGTTCGGCGAAGGTTCGGGACTTGGTATCGAACCATTTTAGGGCCCAGTTTGCCTTTCTTTCGATACAGGGGACGGTTTGTATAGCCTCAAAGAGGTGTTTTTTCTCAGTAGAATCTTTGATGTATTTGTCGATTAGTTTAGAATACGTCTCCCCGTGGACCATTTCATTGTGACATTGATACGCATAGAAGGAACGAGCCTCTGAAATTTGCACTTCGTCAGCGAAATTGTTATTGATATTCTCAAAAACAATTCCATCGGAGCCAGCGAAAAACGCCAGGATATACTTGATGAATTTTTGTTCGTTGTCGTTGAGGGTTTTCCAGTCGGATAGGTCGGTTGATAAATCTACTTCTTCTGCGGTCCAATTAGACATTTGGGCCTTCTTATAGAGTTCCCAGAGCCCGGGATACTTCAGGGGAAACACTGTGAATCTATTCAAAGTGGGGGATAGAATGGGTTCGTATTCATCTTCAATGTATTCTTGGTATTCAAAGTAGTTTCCGATATGACGTCCGTCAATAAATATTTGAGGGTAGGAATCGATACTGCCACCACATATTTTTTTTAGTTCCTCCTTTTCTATCAAAATCTTTTCGTGATTGAGGCCCTCCGCTTCGCTGAGGGTCACCGCGTGGTCGCAATACTGACATCCTTCCTTCGAATATATAATAACTTTCATCTGTGATATTATCCCTCATTATTTTTTGTGAGAAAACTCTAAGCATGATCGTGCCATCTGAAATAAATGAAAATGATATAGTTAAACTACTCGTAAACGAAGACGGTATTGAAGACGAAATGTACGGTGTCGTTGCAATGAATACTGGCCTGACCCTCGGGGTCCGATACCTCAACCCAACTGAGCTAATTTACAAGTCTGCATGTGTCTACAAAGTAGACGAGGGTGATATGTTACCCGCACCCTTCGAAAGTTTAATGGAACATTTCCCGTCTGGAACCAAATTTACTGATTTAGAAATGAAAGATCTTGGAGATGATATGTTTGCTTATTATTCCGAGATTGACGTCGAAGATACAGACAGTGATATATATGATGAGGGAGGGTCTGGTTCCGAATTAAATGATTTCATCGTTTCAGATACGGAAATAGAGGGTATGAATATTGAGTTACCACCAGGTCACCAGAGTATAGATCGAGAATGGAATGAATGGAAACCATCAACATCGGGGGGTAGAAGTTTCAAGAATACGGTGGATATGATTGAAATGAATATTAAAAGCCTAAGTCTGTAAATGCGTTAAAACAAAAATCTTAAAAAAGTCAGTATCTAAAAAGATGCTGGCAGCAATTTGGAAACAACTAGATTCAATACAATCAAAAACAAACGAAAAAGAAAAGCCAGTTAATATACATATTTGCAAAGAATGTTCAGGTATTAAAATTTATTCACCCGAAGGTTTACCCACCTGTTCTGAATGCGGTCTTGTAGATGATAGGTTTATAGATGATACCGCTGAATGGACGAGTGGTATTACGGATGATGGGAAGGTAAATGATCCAGCGAGATGTGGGAACCCGAATGCAAATCCAGAGCTGTTTTCACAAAATTGGGGGAAGGGGACCGTGATTTCAACACAGCGATCCTCAACGTATGAAAACAAACGCATGGCGAAAATAAACTTTCACATGTCTATGAATCATAAAGATCGTTCCCTATTTCATGCATACAAAGACATCGATGAAGCGTGTCATACTTTACCTGACGTGATTCTAAAGGAAGCTAAAATGATGTATCGAAAATTCAATGCAGAAAAACTCACACGTGGTGCAGTTCGTTTAGGTATCAAGGCCAACGCTGTATTATACGCGTGTCGTCTAGCGAAATTTCCTAGAACAACGAAGGAAATTGCAGATATGTTTGGTATTCAATCTAAGGACATCAGTCGAACGACACAAATGTTTCAAGATGTTGTCATGGGTGTAACTGAAAAGAACTACGTTACAAAAGCTTTTGATGTCATGAGTCGACTTTTAAATTCCTTTGAGATTTCGAGGGATGAAAGGTTGAAATGTAACAGAATGTGTAAGGCGACAGACGACTGTGTAGAACTTATGAGTAAGACACCGAATAGTATCGCTTCTGCGATCATTCATATTGTTTTGGGATCAAAGGTTACAAAGACGGAGATGTGTGATAAGTGTTCGATATCGATTCCAACACTAAATAAAATTGAAACTATCATAAAAAAACACTTAGAGGTTAAAGCCCAAATGTAATAAATGACTAAGTTATTTCTATCCACCCCATGTTACGGTGGACTTTGTCTAGAAAAATATATGTCTAGTATTATCCAACTACAAATCCTTTTAATAAGAGAAGGTATTCAGTTGTTTTTGGATACTACTGAAAACGAATCCCTTGTTCATCGCGCGCGTAATGTTTCGGTTGGTCGGTTTATGCAACAAACGGATTGTGAATATTTTATGTTTATCGATGCTGATATTCATTTCGATCCAACATCGGTTGTTCGCCTTGTTAGGTCTGGTCACAATTTATCTGTAGCATGCTACCCAAAAAAAGTCGTAATGTGGGATCAAGCAGCCAAGGCTGTCAAGAATGGAGACGATCGTGATATGTCCATGCTATCCTCAAGTCTTGTCATTAATTTCGGCGCGACTAATCGACCTGTTACAGATGGATTTATTGAAATTCTTGATGGACCAACAGGTTTCATGGTCATCAAACGCTCGGTATTCAAAGACCTCGAAGAAAAGTTTCCGGAACTCTGGTGTAAGAATGATCACCAAAATAGAGACTTTGATGATTATCACGCCGCATTTGACTGTATGATAGATCCAGAAACCAAGAGGTACCTCTCAGAAGACTATGCATTTTGTCGTCGTTGGCAACAAGCTGGTGGTAAAATTCATGCAGATGTTAATACGACACTGGGACATGTTGGTAATTTACCATTTACCGCATGCTATAATGACAGGCTTAAGGCTTAGATGTATATTCAATACATGAAGTTGGCTACTATTATAGTATCGAGATCTAAATCATGTAGTGTTAAAACTCTTCACGTAGTTCTTAAAATTAATATTAAATGCTTACAGAATAATATTAATAACGAAATCACATATGTGAATGACGACCCATATGATAAGGCTGAAATTATTCAAAAATATATGAAGTCACATGAACGCATTATTTTTATCGATCATGGTATAGGGATAGACGATGAATCTATACAGCAACTTTTAGAACCACATGAAAATATTGGGTGCCTAGTTATGCCGGGTCCATTAGAAGGTATTGATTGGGATATGTTTAAATCCAAAGTAAAAAATGATTCATCTGAACCAGTTCACCAAATGGGATTGACATTTGACACCGCGTTGGGGAAGAAGATTTCTGACAACATATATCATGTTTTACAAACAAAGTCAAAATGTTGGATGATGAATACGAAAAATGTGATTAAGACTATCAAAGATAGAAAAACTGGAACGTGGAAAATTAGTCCAAAAATATTTGATAAATTCAAAGAGCAAGGAGTGAAAATTTATGCATTTACAGCATCTAAGTTGACGATAACTTATACACACGAATGTATAAGTAACATACTAAACGCCGCTGGTGTAAAAGTCAGTTAAAGTTATTTTTTCAAATCAAGATATGTCCATCGATAATGATTCACCACTTTACAAACATGTTGTGAATTATATACACACATGTTGGAAGAGTAAGGACTATTTCCCTGGACCCCAACCTATATCAATTGAACGCCGACATTTCCCAATTCTCAAGGGTGCAGAGTACCTAGTGTGTGAGAAGACGGATGGTGAGAGATACATGATGGTTGCCCTCATTTTCCAGGGTAAA